ATGACGAAGAACTACTCTCGCTGCTAGAACTACTGCTGGAATACGACTGGCTACTTGAGCTTGAGCTAGAACTATTGCGCTCCTCGAAGGTAGGCCGGTCGGGAAGAGCTAAAATCCGTATCCCGTCGCCGCCCGTACCATTCGTCAAAACCACACTGGCTATAGACTTGATCAGCCGCTGAGCATAGCCATCTGAGCTATAGGTATGCTTTAATGCTGAATCAACGGTTATGCTTACACCAGCTTGCACCGAAGCTATTTCCACCACCTCAGTCCAGCCATAATCCTCAGCAGCCTGAAGCCTCATATGTGCATTTTGCGCCACAGTGAAGCTGCCTGCTACAGCCGCCGTAAGCGTAATCGTTTTTGTCTCGTGGTTTACGATCAGAATAGTTGCATTTTCATCAGCAGTATTATCGTCGTGCAGCGTTATTGCATCACCTGCTTGGAAGGGAAGCGTATTCTCACAAGTAAACGTTGCCGCAGCAAGACAATCAACTGTCAAGCTAACTGGCCAAGTTTCATCACGCACTAACACCTTCTGGCCAGCAACCATACCAGTTGTAGTCGTCATTGGGATGACAGTATCACCAGTATTACAACCATCGCCGGTAATCGGTTGACTACCCACACGCCGAAGAGTTGCTAACCACTGGCTACCCTCTGCCCCCAATGCTGTAACAAGCGTAGTCTCTGTAGCCGTTGTGTCATCGGAATAAATTGCAGTAAAGGCTACTGTGAGATTAGCAGCACCAATAGCACTACCGACAACCTCAACAACTAACGGCACATAAGTGACATCGCTTGGTAGTGTATTAGGATATGTCGGTGCATTTCCACGATAAGCACGTGCTAACTCCAGATTTTTGGTCAAACACAAGTAAGTACTGCTGATCGTACCACCTTGCGTAGCTGCCCAAGCGTCTTTGAGGTTATAGCCAATTCGATAATGCTTATCAACTAAAGCAGCAGGTACACTCGAAAATGTGCCATTGTCACCACTGACATACCAGGTTTGAAAAGCAGCAAGCATGCTACTTAAATCGCTAAAGAAAGCATTGCTTGTCGCGGGGGTTTCTTCGTGCAAAAGCCGCTGCTCCATATTTTGGACATTCTCAAGAACATCCTGTCCTGCAACCTCCACATCACCCGTTCGCATAATTGTGCTGGTGAAATCGTCAGTTTCGGCGAACGCTACAGATTTCACCAGATCTTGCAGCACAGCAGCAACTAAGTCCCACTCTTTAACCGCTGTAAAATCATCAACTTGTGACATAATCCCAACCTCCTTACAGCGTTACTGCTCCCTGTAAATGGTAAACATCAATGTTAAGTCGTATCGCTACTGCACGGAGTGTCGCCGAACCTTCTTTCAAAGGTGCTGCTGGGTCATCGGTTGTAACAATGACGTTTGTAGCTATGCCTCCCAAGTCATATTTGTCTCTAAAGCAAGCTTTTATCCCGTCACGCCATTTATTTATAGTTGTAAGTGAGTCGTTTTTCTTTCGTTCTTTGATCCAGATCGCTAAGTCAAACCGATAACGATCCAAGGCCATACCGTCTTGCAATGCACCCGCAGCATCAATTCCTCGGCAAGTCTCCCAGAGTGTCTCACTACCATTGTCAAAAATTAGAACAGCAGGACAATTTACAGCGTGGATCTCTTCTGACTGATGATGATAACTTACGCCTTTCAGTAAGGACTTAGGAATATAATCATCCAAGTATTTTGCCATTATATCTTCAATGGCATAAGCCACCTCGTTGGTAATTGTTGGCGACTTATCTCTACGCATCTAGTAACCCATCTCCCAGGCTTGTCTCGGACGACTCAAGTCAAAGTCAAGTATGTAATCTACTACTGTATTGGCTATATCGTCAACGTTGCGCTGTGTTACGCGAATTGGCTCACGGGCTGGCATATTCTCGTGTCCTTCTGCATGTATGCCACCCAAATCGTATCCTCCGCTTACCTCATAAGCCGATCCCCAAGTAAGCGTCTGCCGTTCTCTGATGTCTGCGTGTCGCCCACTTGGATCAGTCATAGAACCATTAAAACGACCAGTTAATGTCAAAATCGGCATACCTGGATAATGTTTCTTTTTCCAAGCAGCATATCGTGGCGACAGTTTTTCCCATTTGCCGTGTTCACTAGTTCGTCCTTCCCGCTCAAACAATCGCTGTTCTGCTTCATAGATAATATTCAGCACTTTATCCCAAACAGGATATAATTCCTGCGAACGTCCGTCCATTGTTCGCAGATACCGTCGCAAACCTATTTGCGCTACCGCATTTGTATCTATTGTCGCTGTTATTTGCATTACCAGTGATACTGGTGGTAAACATCGCCACCAGCAACATTCTTTCGTTCGAATACAGCCGCTGGTCTTGAGCCACCGTCATAAGGAATATGTTGTAATGGGTTGGCAGCAGCTTCAGCATCGGCTGGTGCAGCACGGCTTTCCAATGCAACTATCAGATCCTCAGCCATTTGGTCAAGATGGGTAGCCCACCACGCATTTTCGTCAGTGCCTTCCGCAGACAACGATTCGCGTAAGTAAGCTGCTGCTGTCCACATCCCACAAACTTTTTTGGCAATCTCAAAGCTATCTGGATCGTCGGCTTCAATGAACGGAACATCATACCTTCGCCGCAGCCGACCATCAAATTTCTCTTCCATTACCTCACTAAGTGCTTGCAGTTTAGAGTTGTCAACATCACCAATTGTTGTATTGTCAAGGTACTGACGAGCATCTGCCCAGTTGATGTAGTGTGCCGCCATTTAGCTGCACCTACTCTGTACTAAGTATTTTATCTTGAATTTTGCCAAGCTCTTCTCCAAGCTTACAAGGCTTCTTAAGAGGAGGGCCACCTTTTTTGATCTTCTTTGCTAACTCAACACAAGCCTCCGCGTGAGCATGAGCACCCCGGACAACATTGCCATTGGGACTTTCCTTATACATCTTCACTGCTCGTTGCTCTTCGGCTTCTAGCCACTCTATCGCTTCATCCTTATTGAAGTAGTTGCCTTCCCACAAAGCAACTGCATCCTCAGGAATTACAAGCTGCTTCCGTTGATTTGATGTTGGTAAAGTCGCATATATTCGTTCTGTTTCCTCTGTCGTTGCCATTTAATTTTCTCCTTGTTTTATGATATAGCTACAAACCATGCTGATGTAAGCACAGCATCGCCTGTTCCAACACTTATTGCTCGTAGACGCACATAGGGAACACAGCAGGAAAGGCCAATCTCAGCAGTATCACTTTGCACCGCTCCGACAAACGCAACATTTGCAGCGAGAACCCATTTATTCGCTGCCGCTGCTATGTCGTGCAAATAGGTATCATACCAAGTAATCCCATCGGGACTAAACTGAACTGTTAGCGTCAGAGTAGTCCCCGCTGGGACATTAACACCCACCAGTATCGTTGCCCACTCCCACGCCCCTAATCGTATTGGCCCCTCGCTACTTGTTACTGGCAAATTAGTTTGAACTTCACGCGGAATCGTCTGGCTATCAGAAAGCTGATAGACGATCATCGTTTCCATATCAGCCTACCTCCAACGAAAGTTATATGTACCAGCCAGTAGTATCTGTCCAAGCGGCACCTGCCAGATAATAAGCAACACCCGCGCCACGGTGCAACACATTGCAACTTACCCAGCGCACATATTCCTCAATGAAATTATACTTGGACAGCATAGCTTCACTGCCCTTAAGAGCAGAGTGAACCATAAGACCTTCAACACCTACACCCTTGCCCTCAGGAATACGCCATGAGCAAGGTGTCTCTTCCAGAGAGACAACAAGCATATAGTCCTCATCAATCCAGTCCTCGGCATATACCGTCACACCTGCCGCACGAATGAATGGTACCATTCCCATTTCTTGCAGTTTGGTCATCAGAGGAGTTGGCAGAGGTCCCGGCGCATTTGTCCAATCAGCAGCATTCTCTATCTGCTCTGCCTGTGCAGTATTCACAAAAGCAAAGAATGGGCCACCATACCCATGTTCAAGAATATGCTGCTTGGCATTAGTGAACTCATTTAGAGTTGGCACACCTGCCACATTTGCAGCTAGGTAGTGGCTGTGTGCTGTCGTAAATGTGTTCTTCTTGAAGCTCGGTGGAGCTGTAGTCATTGTGCCATCATACCAGCCGCCAGTTGTCAGACAAGACTTCAACACTGCATGCTGTATTAACCGAAAATCAGCACGCAATCCCTCATCATGATGATTACGTACCTGTGTTGAGCTAATACCCTTCTCGACAGCTTTCTGGGTAACAGCAGCTGCGGCAAGCATCCGACGAGGCTCATCCAAATCAATCTCGTCATGGGCTATATGCTGATAATCAGGTTGAGTAGTATCCTCGCCTGACTCATAGAAACGCATACTCCGCCGAGGCACCTCAACTACACGATCTTTAGTAGCTGGCTGACAAAACAGCGACTTAAAGTTCCGATCCTGTTCATTATGTTTCCTTATGGAATCTATAAACTCCGTATACAATAGATGCAGCGGAACATCATCTGTTGTCAATGCACCTGGAGTACCTGGCATATTAGCCACCTCCGTTAAGAATTACCAATTATTCGCCCGTGCTTGAGCTTGAGCTACTACTCGAACTTTCCGAACTGCTGCTCGAACTCGACGAGCTGCTACTACTTGAGCTGCTGCTCGAACTTTCCGAGGAGGAACTGCTACTACTGCTGCTACTACTACTCGAACTAGAGCTACTACTACTCTGTTGTGTATCGCTTACTATTTGTTCAATACAGATAAGAAACCTAGTAGTTGGACTAGCTGGTGTCTGCGGTGGCTTTAGTGGGAGAGCTATTCCCACAGTCTGAGAAGTATCACCTGCTGTTGCTGAAACCGCGCCCGGGGTATTAGACAAATACACAAGATCTCCAGCGAACAACGAAACTGGCGCATCCTGCATAATTCCCATATGCTTAATTTCTGCTATATCCCCTTCAACAACGGTTGTTTCAGCAAATCCTACACAAGGTAATTCCTCAATACCTGTACCAGCACAAGCCAGATAAGCTAAACCGCTGGTCGTATCAATCTTCACAGCTTCTCCTGCTGTAATATCTTCACCAGCAATCGCGGGAAAATTCGGAAAACGGTTGACAAACTTTGCCATAGCTGCTCACCTCTTATGTAACGATTGAGTGAGATTCTATTTGAATCATCCACTCAGTTGTACTAACCGCCACGCCAACAACCTGTACTGCATCACCTGTAACAGCAGGTGCTGTTTGTGTAATCAAACCGTCTGTGGTGGAAAGATAGCACCAGTCGCCTTCCTGCAAACCAGCCTCGCCAGCCATCTTTCCCACACGCTTGATTTCAGCTACTTCACCTGCGGCCAACGTTGTCTCGGCAATACCGATCGCTGGAATATCCTGGCCAGCACCAGTGCCCGCATTAGCCATATAAGCTAATCCATCAGCGTCGTGGATTGACACAAGCATTCCACGAGTTATAGCTTCACCAGCAGTTACCTCACAGCTATCCGTAACCTTAGCGTAAATAGGCATCAGTTATCACCTCTATAGAAGAGTCTCGTCATAAGCTGCATGGAATGTCTTATCCTTCTCATTGGCGGTAGTTACTTCCACTCTCGCTATAGTCTCAGGCGTAATGTTCCGTTTCTTTTGCTGCCACCATTGCTCATCACTTTGCTGACCAGGTGCCGTAGTCGCACTAACCGCTCCCACCTCACCCATTATTACCGTATCCATACTGCCACCATGCTCTTTCATATGTGCCTGAATAGCATTGATAGCCTTCTCGCCGGGGTCAACTTGAGCAGCAACTAATAGACCAACTGCAACAGGAGAATAACGCTTGTTCTCGCCGAGATCTACTGCGCTGATCTCCTCGTGCAACCTAGCTTCCTTATTCTCCTTCTCCAGAACATCCACACGCTCGGTCAGCTTCTGAGTAGCCGCAAGTGCTTCATCCTTAGCTTCTTGCTCTTGCGTAACCGACTGCTCCAGTTCTTTTACCTTTGCCTGAGCGTCAACAAGCTGCTTGTCTAGAGACACCTCCCCTTCATCGCCCCCTTCATCGTCTTTGCTTTCCTCAACAAAACTCGCAGCAAGTACATCCCAGGCCTCATCTGTTTCAACACCCTTTGTTATCTTTTCCCAATCCGCATCGGAGACTTCACCATTCAACTCAACATATTTTATTCGTGCTTCTTGGCTGTTCATACTTAAACCTCCAGTTCGTGTAGTAGCGGTATCTTCATCACTCTTAGCAGCAACTTTGTCTCCCATCACATAATTATATCCAGAAGCCGCAACTTGAAGTTCCGGCTGCTGCCTGAAAAATGGTCGAGTGCAGAGAGCACCTGCTTGCAAAATGCTGGTCTCAGTATAAGGATTTTCGCCAATATAGAAAACCGCCGAGAGATACTTATAACGGCCATCCTCTATTGCCGCAACACCATCCTGTGTCCACTTGATCCCAGCCCAGAGAGCATCTTCGCGTATTTCTAACTTTTCAATCCAGCCAAACGCGCCCTCACCTCGTACGTCATGAACTCCATTCTCGTCAACTGGCACACCTGCCTGCAAAGGAATACCTTTCTCAAAGTTGGAAACCATATCTTTCAAATCAGAAAGTTTAACTTCAAATGTCCCATACTGCAAATGCTCCCAATTACCCGCATAAATTACAGGATGCCACACAAGCTCTTGGGTTTCGGCTTCTTCCGTAGAGGGAGTAACAGCAAGTGTAATAGCTTGTGCGGGACCTTCATTGATATACACAAGGCTAGGTGCTTTAACCCACTTATCACCCTGTTTCGTATCGCCAGCATTATTGCGGTCGTATAGCATAGCTTGCCCCTAAAACAAAACGGGAAGGCTAACTGCAACCTTCCCGCAAGAATTGCTCCCGATAAAATATAGGTGAGCGCTCACCATTTCGCCTCAGCCGGGTGCTGATTTGTCACTGCGCGATCAACGCAGTCGAGGCGTTTCTTCAGTTGTTAAAATTATGCTACCATAATTTCCAGCTATTGTCAAGGGCTATTCTAAAATCAATCATCTTTTGTTCCAAGTTTACCTAGCTTATAACCAAAAACAGCACCAAATACGAAACAACTAAACAACAATCATTGCTCTGGAATGAACATCATTCAGCATCTTCTTCTATCTGTTCTTTGTCTTCCATTGCTTGCCCTTCCTTTAGTTCAGGTAAGCCAAGTTCCTCACGAGCATATCCCTCCACATCATCTGGCAAAGGAACTTTAGGATCAAACAATTTATTAAGAGCACGAGCCAGTATATATGGATCACGCACTCCCAAGGGGCCATGAGCCAAACGAGGATTCTTCACCTTCTCGTTAGTATTATAGCGTACCAGCTGATCAATAGCATAGCGATTGAAAGAAGAACAAAGCCAATCCGCAACTGTCTCGAGGGCCATAAGGAAGAAACTGCTGCTATCACGACTAAGTGCCCAGGCACCCGTGTTACCACCTTGAGCAAGGCCCACAAATTGACCAAGCACAGTCTGAAGCATAGACTGATGTTGCCGCTCTATATGCGACTCAAACGGTACGTCAGCAGGCCCTGGTTCTATCATCTCAATCTCCCAACCTACAGGTTTAACCAAAGAGGCATCTGCCGCTGAGCGCAAATTTTTCAATATCCCTATCACATCATTGCGTTCAGATTCGGTGTAGCCCTCAGGCGGCCCCGTAGCAACCCAAATCCCGCAAGCCTGCCGCTCGATCCTAATAGCTGCAAATTCCTCAAAGTATTGCTTATACATCCAATGCTTATATGCTTGCCGAAAAGCACCGATGCCCTCAGGGTTCCCCGATTCCTTGCGCCACGTCCAAACAATCAGCTTTTTAATAGGAATATCTACTATAACAGAAGCTTCATCTTTAGGATTGACACCATGCTGAGTAACACCTGCCAGCCCACCAGTAGAATCAAATTGCCATTTGTATACGGTAGACCGACTTCGCTCAGCAAACTTGCGCCAACCCAGAAAACCATTGTCTTTTCTCTCGAAGACTTTTTCGTGAATAGTAAAACCATAAAGCACTGCCAGCAAAGTCTCACGAAGAAGATCATCAAAAGAATGGCTCAGACCGTCAAATAAATTGTTCTCGATAAGAGCGGAAAGCTCCTTATCATCACCTGGCTCAATACGCCAATCTGCATGACGAATTGGCAAAGAAATAATCGCCTCCATTGCAGCTAACGCCGAATCTGAACGCCGCATCTCCTCATAAGTAATCATGCGACTATTAAGCGTTTGGAGACGATCATTATACTCCTGATAAATACGACCCTGGCGGACATCAAGGCCAGTAACACCAGCCTCACCCAAGGAGACACTTGTATCATCTTCAGCTACATTCGTTGCTGCCATAATAGGAGAAATATCGCCAGGAACATCACCTACACGCCCATTTGGGAAAACTACAAAGCCTCCCCGAAGCAAAGGAGTGTCTTCCTTCTCACTACGATCCCAACCACTAACATGGTCATGCCACCAACGACTTAACCGATAATGTGTTGTGCTAGCCATTTTGTTCACCCTGACAAAGTTAAACAAACTGCAATAGCGAATTGGCTAATTTCAGTTTTCTGCCCTAAACTGCAATTCTGGTCGGGGCGGCTGGAATCGAACCAGCGACCTCCGGCTCCCAAAGCCGCCGCGCTACCAAGCTGCGCCACGCCCCGACAAAATTGGTAGCGAGCCTCGGAGTCGCACCGAGATCTCCGGCGCATGAGGCCAGCGACTTTCTGTTTGTCCAGCCCGCGTCACAGCTATCTAGCTTTCTTCTTCGGGTCGCGGCGACATTTTCCACTCTTTGGTTTACTACGTCGTCTACCACCAGGCGGCGGCCCTTGTCCGCTTTTATCTCCTCGTGCCATTACTATAACTCCTTCCATATTACCATCGAGTTCTTAGCAACTTCCTCAGCTTGTCAGAAGAAGGTATGCCTCCAATCAACTTCTCACCCTTATCATACCCTCTTCGGACTCGTTTTGTCAATGCTAAGTTCGCTAACATCAACGAATCCAAAAAATCAACGTTCTTCCCCCGCCTCTTTTCGCCTGTGCCCATGCGGGCTGTTCTTAATGCTTCTCGCAATTTAGGGAACTCTTCCAGATGAACAATAAGAGTGCCACTCTCTAAATTAGCTATCAACCAACTTAGCATTTCGCTACGAGGAACATTACGCCACTGCAACCCTTCTACACGATCTACTCGTTCGGTTGCTCGATGTCCTGCTGTAAAGTTCACTGCTACTTTTGTCCGAGCATTTACTAAAGCAGGTATTGCACTGTCTTTGGTGCCATCAATGAATAGCGAACCAGGCCAATTTTTGTCAAGTGTCTCAATAGTTGCTACTTTCCCTGTGGTAGATTGGCGAGGATAGCTAAACTGGGAAACAACTTGTGGAGGTCGCGTGTGAAGATCAATAACTGTATGCACAGTTAAATCTCGGCCAGAACCAGCAGTATCCACCCCTTTGCTATAACGATGAGCAACAATTGGCTTATGGCCTATAAAATCTATACTGGCTGCGAATTCCTCTATTATCCGCACATCAATTGCCTGCTCTCCACTTTTTATCCGCTTCAGCTCATGCTCTTCCTCCCACTCTGCAATTCTTCCTGAAAATTTCTTTTGAGAACGCTCTTTCCAAGTCTTGCCGTTATCATCACCCCAACGACCAGGATGTGCCCGCCAATCAATAGGCAAATGAATAAGCCCTAACGCCTCGTGATTGTCAACACACTCACAGAAAAAATCTCCATCGCCATTGTAGGTACTTACCAAAAATATAGGTGCATTCTCCATATCGTCAAGAGTGCGGGCCAACGTTCGCCAGACACCCTCAGCATACGGCATATAAGCAACTTCCTCCATTAGTGCCGCATTACCATCAAAGCTACGGCTGGCTGTCTCCTTAGAAGGATGAGCACGAATATAATTATGAGCAGAGGGAGTATAATAGCGAATCTCAACATTCTTAGTTTTAGGATTGATGCCATCAATGTGCTTTCGTTGCTCCACAGACAATTCTGCTGTATCAAGAGCGACCTTAGCAATCTTCAAAAGCCGCTCTACAGCAACTTCCTCCGAGTTAGCAATAATATGGCAATGCAACGGTATTCCAGTTGCTTTATGCCGGTAAATAAGTTGATGTGCATACCCCATCACTACTGCTGTTGAAGCTCCGATCTGGCTAGATTTGTCAATGACATACGCTTTACCTGCTGCCACTGCTCGCATAATTTGTTTTTGGAAGTCATACGGCGTAAACGGAACCAAACCGTGTACCTTGCTTTCAATATAAGGCTTAGCCACCTCACACCAAGCAACAGGATCAAGAACTACATCATCCTCGTTGTACTGAGAAATGTTGCTCCGTCTGCTTTGAAGAATAGCCATAATTGAGATCAACACCTATAGATTTGCAAAAGCTGAACCGTCTATACGCCAATGACGCACTACATCTTCATCATCGTGATGAGTTGAAACTTCCAGTATGATACACGGCTCACTTGAAGCTCCAATCAACAAATGAGCAGATCCAGGAGGAATACACACCGAACTGCCTACACATAACTCGTGAAACTCTATGCAGTTATCATCCCGCTCAAGAAGCAACCAAGCACATCCATTTAGGCACAAAAAGGTCTCGTTCTTGTGTTTATGGTGATGATAGCTACCTCCACAATTCTGATTAACTGTTAGTATCTTAGCACAATATGCTTCGGTATTTACCAACCAGTCCTCGCTACCCCACGTCTTTTCCACATGCTTGAAGCCCAACTTTTCCCAATTCATTATAGTCCTCTCATTTGCCAAATGGTGGAGGCGTCGGCATTCGAAGCCGAGTCCCGCAGCGGCCCCCTTCGGGATTTAACTGCGGTCGAAACCATTCTCGCCCCCACCTAACAAAGCTCTTCCCACCATCTGGGATTGTTTCTCAGCATACCAATCCAGTGTTCTATTACAATCACCATACTGTAATGTTCTAATCTCTGAGCTACTTTGAGAGCCTGTTCTAGCAGTTCAATTAGCTGCTGCTTGTCAGCATCACTTGATCCGCTTATGGCTCATAGCTCCAATCTATGCTGCTTCTGGCGCGTGGCCTTCTCTAATCGCTTGCGTTGCATTTTATTTATCTAATTCTTCTAACCTATACACACTGGGTAGACCGAGCTTGTCAGACAATTCGCAAAAACAGTCATAGCAGAGAATGTGGCCGCGTCTAATGTGCGGGTCAATCTGCTCCCAGATACAATCGGGGGCTATGAAGCCGTGAACATCCCGTCCACAGTGTTTGCAGAACTCTGGTATCGGACGAAACCGTCTTACCAAAAGTTTGATACTAACTAATAGAAAGCGCATCACAATCACAACTCCAGTTTATGCTGTTTGCTGCGCGTGGCCTTCTCTAATCGCTTGCGGCCAATCTCGTTATAGTCGGCGCTGATTTCCGAGCCGATATAGTCGCGGTTCTCCTCAATGCAGACCACGCCGGTTGTGTGTGCTCCCGCGAATGGGTCATAGGTTACACCCGGGCGCGTCTCTCCCCCGCAAGTACAGGTCGGTTGCCAGCCGATGGTCTTGTTCAGGTAACGGTCCCCATTCTGTGCTCTATTCAACTGATGTTCGGCCGTCTTGCCTTGGTCAAAGTGACTGCCCTTCGCGCTTGCGTCTGGCATATCAGTCTTCTCCACAATCCGCTCCCACGGCCTCCCGCACTCCACGCAGACCTTCGGCGGGCAGCCAGCGCGGATGGGCTTGCGGATTAGCTCCGGCGGGTAGACGGCGAAGTGCGCCTCGGGGAACGGGCAGGTCGGTATTGTCCAATGGTCGTCATCGGCTTCTGGCATCTGTTCACCAGGCGCAAGCTCAAAGTACCCATATCGCAGGCCATAGTCGCGAAGAGCTTGCTGGGCTGCTTCTACTTCTTCTTTTGGCAATCGCCAGCAGTCGCCAGGGTTCTTGCCGAGGGGGTTGTGTCCTTGTGTCCCCGTCCTGTTGTGATTCCATTCCGTATCAGCAACCCATTCGCCGGAAACGCGCGAACCCAATTCGGGTTGTTGGTGTGCCTCCCTCACCGCGTCCAGGTCAAACCAGTACCTCGCGGCCTTCGTGAAGAAGAATATATGTTCCCACGTACACGAGAAGCGGTCTTTGACTGAGGACGGCATCGCGTTGGGCTTTGAGTTGTGTGTCAATACACCAGACGCCAGCGCGAATGTGTGCGGCTCATCCGCCACGCCAATGTCAAAGAACTTCCGGCCCTTGGCTTTCTGGATACTGACGATCTCGCCATTGTCCTTTACCGACCAATGGTGAGGATGAGAGGACATATCGAAACGCACTTCACCACGAAACGCCTTGTATGTCTTGCCGGCACACTGGGCCGTGCTGAGATTGATTCGCACTCGTATGCCCAACCGCGCCCCCAGTGTCCGCAGGTCTTGCTCCAGAGCATAGTTGCGTGTGAACCCAAGCCGCCAGCGATCATTCAATTTATCATAGTGACCATCGCCATCAAGGTAGCCCTGGAGAACTGAAAGCAGAAAGGCGTTACTCCTCTGCCAGCAGGCCATTGAGAGGTGCTTGCACTTTGCGCCTTTGCCGCTGATGTACTGGCGCAGTATGCCCAGCAGAGGCGGGCTGAATATGTTAATCGTCTGACACTGGCCACCGGTATTATGTGCTCGGCACGAACCGTCAAAGGCCTCGGCGATATTGCGCAGGCGCCGGAGCCTGTCCACCTCGTTCACATTGCCGGAGAATTGAATGCAATTACCGTTCTGCCCAAGGCTGCCCTCAGCAAGGTATAGCCCAACAAACCAGCCAATATCCTCGTCTACCAGTGCGGTTGGGCATCGCGGGGTTTCCGGTTCGGGAATAGTAGTTGTCTTTATTGTGTCGCCCACTCTTAGTTCGTGCGCCGGGACCGCACCTCGTTGTGTGGGCCACTTATGGCCCGGGCTACAGGTTATCCTCTCGCCGCTCCTTAACCGCAGCTCATAGCCAATAGCAGCCGCCTCCGACCAGCCCAAGCACTGCGTCCACTTCTCGCCATTCCACAACTGTACCGTGCTGGGGTCAAGGCGAACCATATCCTTGACCATCATCGGCATTTCGCCCTTTTGAGTTCTGGCGTAGACGGTCGTGCCACCACCCAGACACCACACAATATCATTGCGAACCCACCAGCCCCGCTCCTGCATCCCGATAGCGAATCTGGCAGGTATCAGCAGCAAGTTCTTCGGCTTGAGCCAAGAGTCGGCTTTGCTTGTTTGCATCTTAGCGCGAGGGACGGGCGTTCCGTCCGGCAAACCGTCTTGCTGGGGGTCTAGCCGTGACGAGGGGCATCCCGTCCCGTGGTCGTTGCGCCCCGTTGTCCTCTCGCCACCGCTACCGTATGTATCCCCCATATTCACGAAGCAGCAGCCGGTCGGCTTCAGCACCCGCTTAACCTCGTCAAAGATAGCCCACAACTTCTCCAGATACTCCTGCGGGTGCGGCTCCAGGCCAAGCTGACCGTCAACTTGATAGTCGCGGAGGCCCCAGTAAGGAGGTGAAGTCATAATCAGGTCAATAGTGCCATCCGGTATCTTACGCATCTCGGACAGCGCGTCGCCCTGCCGAATCTCCCAGCTAAACTTTTCGGAGACGAAATTAGTCATAATCAAATATGACGGGGAAACCACCAATGTAAGAAAATTCAGCCCATACTAATAGCTTGGGTTTGTTTTTGATCAGCAGCCTCCCCATTATTATACCCCATAACTACTTCTTCAACGGGATCGTCTTGCCAACCCAAAATTCACGGCTGATGCTATTATCGTGATAAGCTCCACCAACAGCTACAAAGTCAACGTAGTTATCCAGCATAGGAATTTTAACAGCAAACTTAGCACCTATACCGCCTGCTGCCACTTGATTGCCAAACGCGATAAATGGGCCAATAGTCGTTTCAATTGACTTGATCTCATACAACGGCCAAAAAGCACCAGCTCCCCAGCCAATAGTCCCACCAAGCAACGACAGCTCCATACCCTGTGCGACAGCAGTACCAGCATCGCCGACCTCAGCAAAAATGTTGTCAGCGAAAACAGGCATTGCACAAACAGCTAAGACCAATAACATTGCTACTAACTTCATTTCGGTTCCTCCTTCCTGCTTTGCTTCACGTATTATATTTACCATTAACCATTCCGTAGATCACCATAACAGCACCAAATAGTAACCCAACCCATCCCAACAACATCACCAACAACCACGGCACTTCTTTCCAGTCCTGCCGCGTCATCGCTATTTGTTCGTTCTTCTGCCTTCGCACCCCGAAGCCTCCGTTGTCGCTGTAGTTCCATTAGTTGGTGTCGTTATCATCACAAAACCATTCTACCCGCTTATTCTAATTCTTAAACCTCCGCTGCTATATCCCTCGGCACAATCTCGCTTATTACCAGCAGCTTCCCTGGAAACTTCTTCCGCAACGCCTCCAATTGCTTATGCGTCAACTCCACCTTACCTGTCGCCAACGTCTGTTGCACCAGCCTCAATATCCGCCGCTCCCGCTCGTTCTCGATCTGTCGCTCGTCCGCAATGCTTTCCTCCAGTTCCCGTAACCGCGCCGCGCTCTTGGTAATAATTACATGCGCTCGCTGCATCCCCTCTATTATATTCCGCGTGGTGGGCTTTACCCCTTTTATAAACTCAACTGCCTTACCCTCTAATGCTTTCTTGCACGTCGTTTGTAACATTCCCGCTATTTCTATATTCTCCCTCAGCAATATCATCTCCTCGGGTAGCCCAAATAATGCCACCTCCTCCTCCTCAACTTCACTTTCCACCCACGCCCGCTGCGCCTCCCAGTTCCCCCCACGTCCACGATCGCGCCACACCTTCACTATCCCCGTCGTCTCTATCCCCAGCATTTCCTCTATATCGTTATCCCGCAGCTTCTTTTCCCTCCCCATCGCATACAAACACATCGCTGCCCGCACCACCCGCAGTGGATATGTCCGCCGTATTACCTCATTTGCTCCGCTTTCTTTACCCATAATGTAACATCCATTATATATGGTAACCTCTGAATTGTCAACCCCAAATCGCTTTTTACGGTGCTCAGAATTGCGGATAAGTGTCTGTCTCGGATCGCGTCGAGATCTAATTATTGTCTCGGTTTCGTCTCGGTAGCAGACGGAGGTGGCTATACAGTGGCGGTTATCGCGATAAGTGACACAAGCAACGAGATCGCAGGCGGGGCCGGAGCAAGGCATTCCCTAGGGTTAAAAAGTTTATCAGCGGAAAATGCTTTCTGGCAAAAATCGGTGTTATAGTCAATTCAGCATAAGAATCAATTAGGGTTAAGGAGGCAATAGGCGGGTATACTATAGGTAGAGGGGGGTGTGTGGGGGGGGAAAGTAATTAAAAGTATTTTGGCAAAAGACTTGACTTTTGTCGCGCGCTATGATATAATTGATACAATAGCACACAGAAGGAGGCAATGCAATGGACTTCCTGCCGATAATCGAGCGAGCGCTGCTAATTCCCTTGACTGGCGCGGCGATTCTGGCCTGCGCAGTAGCGATCAGTAGGTGGCTAAAGCAATAGCACGCCGGGGCGAGGGGCCTATGCCTCTTGCCCGGTCGTACTATGAAGAAGAGGAGATACTAATGAGAATATATCAAGCAGGAGCGCCGGCATACGGCGCGAAGGAGTACGAAGCACCAATAACCTGCGGGCACCTTCACACAACGCGGGAGGCGGCACAGAAGTGTGCTGATGAACATAATGAGTTGAGTATACCATTCGCACCGGAGGAAGTGGTGTATAGCTTTGAAGCAGGTTTTTGGGGCGAAGAGTAGGATAACACTGAGCAAAGGCCTTCGGGCCTTTGCCCGGTAGTATCACGCAGCGATGAGGAATGAGTCGAGAAGATCGCTATAATGAGTGTACCAGCGAAGTTGATACTAATTCCCTTGACTGGCGCGGCAATTCTGGCTTGCGCAGTGGCAATAAGCCGTTGGTTAAAGCAATAGCACACACTATGTAGGAGGAGGCGCAAAAGCAATGACGCGGCTAAGAACCTGGAAAAAAGTCCGGCATAACGCATACCAGCTTGCCCGGTGGCAGGGCAATGTGCAACCGTGGGTGGAAACAGCTATGCTCGATCGCAAAGGGCCAAAGAAGATTGTTCGACGAATTATTCACAGAAAGTTGGGTAAGATATTCAGCAAGCAGCTATTCGGCAGCGGAGTAATAGCCAAGAGCATTAAGTTCGTACTCGGATTATAAGGAGATGCAGGAATGTTTTTAGCTATACGCAGAGAAGGTCAAACTGTTAGTAGAATGCAGGAAACCAACGGCAAGCAGCAGGAAAGGGTACTAGCAGTTGACGAATTCGGCAATGAGTCCTGGGTGCCACCGGACAGGTTGACAGGCAACGAGGCGGCGGTGCAGCAGGAGACCCCGGAGGTGGGAACGGAGACAGAGAGGCCACAGCCAAGGCAAAGAGTTATAGAGGTGGAGACCCAGCCACAAACGACACCAGAGAATGCAACAACAAGTAACAGCAACGACGAGGATACTCTGGCGATCCTGCCGCAGGAACCGGCGAGTTTTTGGTCAACAATAGGCGGTTGCGTAGTGGTATTCTCCGGACTGTTCTTTGTATCTGTTTATCTTATAGTGGGGCCTTCTCTCGTTCTGGGGCAGCTATTCCACGCACCAGGCTTCGGGCCGGTTATGAGTTTCCTGGCTATTATTATCTGGCTGGGAGGCTATCGTCTATACCTTCGCCGCGTCTACTGGCCTGGACGGGGCTGGGTGCCGGTGCAACCAGTACAGCTGCAAGTGGTAAACAAGCAGCAGTTTGTGTACTCGCAGCGGGAGTGCGAGTTACCACGTATTTGGAAAAAAACTTGGGTTCGACGCGAAGCATTCCCGACAAAGGTAAAGTGCCCGCGTTGCAAAGGTACCGGCCGCGATCCCGACGACCGGCGAAGGCGTTGCAGCAAATGTGAAGGCGCAAAGTTTGTCATAGAGGAGGCTGCCGATGACCAGCATAACGACAATACCCATAGCGCAAATCAAGCCACGTGAAGACCAGCCAAGGCAATACTTTGCCGACGAGGGCATTGAGCAGCTTGCCGATAGCATACGATCGCGGGGGTTTATCACACAAGTTACAGTCCGGCGCGTAGACGGGCATTATGAGTTGCTTGCCGGACACAGAAGGCGGCTTGCTGCGTTACAGGTAGGGTTGCGAGAATTGCCTGCCGTTGTTGTTGACCTGGACGATCGGGAGGCCAGCGAGTATGTCCTGCTGGACAATCTTAACCGGGAAGATATGATGCCCTGGGAGGAGGGCGCGGGTTTCGCGGAATTGATCAACTTATACGAACTCAGCGCGGCGGCGGTTGCACAAAATGCAGGCAAGTCGGTTGCCTTTGTACAAAACAGAATTGATCTTACAGAGAATGCCGGGGCGAAGCTAAGGCAAGCATATATTGCGAAGCAGATAGGATTAGTTGCGTTGCAGGAATTGAGCAAGTTGCCCTGCCAAAACCTCTCGCCGGTGCGTTGCCCGCGTTGTCATAAGATAAACCGGGAGGGTATCAAGCAATGCAAAGCTTGTCATTATGATCTGCCAGAGGCTTGGGTGGTGGGGAATCCGCAGGAGGAGGCCACCAGCGCGGCGCGGGGCAAGTCAGTAGCAACGGTGCAGGCTATCGTGGAGAAGGTCAAGGGTGGGTATGGACTCGGAGAAGCGTTGATGCAAACAAGTTTAGGTTTCGACGAACAGCAGTTGTTAGAGGAGGTTGTGCGGGCAAAAAGCGAGTTTGAAAAGCGGCTTGAGCAGGTAGGCCGGTTGCAGATATGGGCAACGAAGAATGTTGACAAACTCACACAGTTGACCGGCGAGCAGCTGCGAGCAGTCCAGCAGCAAGCGGCGGTGCTAGAAACTATCGGCAAGCAGATCGCGGCGGCGGCTAGCGAGGAATTGAGCCGCCGGACATAATATGCGGAGCCAAGCTTGAGGTGAAAAAAAAGGAAATCGCGTGTGCAATGAGCAGACTGATGAAAATATGAGCGGTTGCGTACCGAATGAGTACCGAATGCGTGTACCGAATGAGTACCGAATGCGTGTACCGAATGAGAAAAGGAGACTGTGCAATGACTGAGCAAGTAGGCGATCGAGTAACGCTTCGCCCAGACCACGGTGATAGCGAATACATAAGAGCGAACCGTGTAGTCGTAGAAGTGATTAAGGTTAGGAGTCGAATGCTACTAGTCAAAGAAGTGAAAGAAGACGGGACTGATTGTGAATACAACTGTCACAAAGACTGGTGGAGGATTCTACAACTTACGGAAGCCAGACAACAGGAGGCCGTGTAATGGCAATCGGAATCTATGTCGAAGCAGTTCGTGACAAGGGCTGCATATTCCATTACAAGCGGTTCACGGCGGGCCAGAAGGTGAGAGCTTGCCTACACGCCCGGGCATTCCAGAAAAAGCACCCAGAAGCCAATAGTGTCCGTGTGCAGTGGGAGGACGGCCACCCGATCTTCTGGCCGGAGGTTGTAGACAAGCACGAGAACCCAGAGAAGTATATGTATGCGAGCTGAGAGTCAACACAACCACAACCACGACCACGACAATAGCAGCGGCTCCGGTTAAGCAACAAAGGCTAAACGGCAACGACGGCGTACCGAATAAGGAAAGGGAGGCAACACAATGCAGGTCACGATCACAGTGCGAAATGACTTCCACAACACAGTTGCCAGAGCGAAAGGTCTGTGGAATGCTACCATCGGCGAGGTGTGGCTGCCGAAGAGTGCCGTTGGTGCAATTCGCAACAAACTATGCAACAATTCCGAATGTCACTGTGGAGGCAACCTCAACGAGCGAGGCAAGCAAAACTGGTCTGACATTCTACCGCAAAGTCAAGGTGTAGTAGTGCCGCGTTTCGACGGCGGGGTTGACATTGAGCTTACCGAATGACCGCCCCGGAATCGTGACGCAAGGTTTATAATCGTGACGATGGGGTATACTGAGAATGAGAGGAGGTGTACCGAATGGCAAGTACAATGTATATGCTACACGAATGCGAGAAATGCGGGACGATAGCAATTTGCCACAAAGACGATGATGGGCCTTGGCTATGTGCAGAATGCAGCAAAGAGAAGGAGAGTTCCGAATGACACAGTTCCGGGGCGTAATAGAAGGCGACAGGGGAGAAGCTTACCGATTAGCAAGCAAGGCATCTGGCCTGTTCGTATCAGCCGGAGGCAAGCAGGGCAAGGTGCAGGTGACGCTTCACTACGAGGCGGGGAAGGGCGAATACTATAGAGTGACATTCCAGGATCAATACAGCCGAGAATTACGGGCACCGATAGAGGGGACTTTTAGCCAACGGAAGTAAGAGGAGGCGAGACGGATGGCGAAGACAGAACAGACAATTCCACTGAGCGGAGAAATGCGGCGCGATGAGTTCACGTCCAGTTCGGAGCAGAGGCAGGAATGGGCTAACCGTGTTGCTGATCTGGAGGCCCGGCTTAATGGTGCAGCCGTCTACAAGCAAGCAGGCAGGTATAAGGAGAAGGAGGCGCAGAAATGAATAACAGCAAGAACATACAAGAAGAGGAGGAACACAAGCAGGCGGTGCGAAAAGATAGCATCGTTACGCAGCTTGTGAAGGAAGCCGTTGCCCTGGAGAAGCGGATCGAAGAGGAGGAACATAAGCAGGCGGTGCGGGAAGCTAGCTTCGTTACGCAGCTTAGCAAGGAATCCGCAGAAAAGGATAAGTAGATTGGTGAAGGGGAGGAGGAGATCACGGTCGGGGCAAACGTATACCGGGCGCGGGCGTAGCAGCTTGGGGCTGGGTATATGAGAAGTTTGTAGGCATAGACACTGGCAAGGAAACCAGCGTGCCGGTTAGCAAGATGCAATAAGCGGGTCGTTACTCAGACGTAAGGAGGAGAGACAGATGAGCACAGTAGCCAGTGGCAACAAGTACAAGCACAGGAGCACAGGTGCCATCGTTAGAGTAACCAAGGTGGAGGACGTAGA